ACCGGGAAATGCCAATCTACAGTATCCCGGGCATCGAAAGAATTTAAAAAATGTACAAAACACACAAAAAAGAAAGCTGAAACAACAAAAAAAATTACAAAAGCTTTCTGCAGAAAAGAAGAAAGGAGAAAGCCGGGCAAAGACCCGGCTATTTTTTAATGGGTACACTTTTATCATGGATGCCGTACATCATGCAGGGGCTTAGCCTGCTAACAAGCGTTGCAATGAGCTCAAACCAGAGCAGTGCAACAAGCAGTCAGAAAGCCGGAGAAGAAACAACCAGCGGAAGCGAAACAACAACCGGAAGTCTGACAGCACCACAACAAATTGGCACAACACAGATTGGAACACCAACAGGCATCACCACATACAACAATCAGGGTAGCGTAAACACGGCAAACGGCATGAGCTTTTTAAGCTCTATTATCAGTAATCTGATGAACGCAGGAAGCCAAGCAAGCGCAAAAAAGTACAACTCCGCAGAAGCAGCAGCAGAAAGAGCATTCGCAAAGGAAATGCGCGGCACAGCATATCAGGACACTGTAAAGGACATGATCGCGGCGGGCATCAATCCAATACTAGCGGCAAACAACGGCGCTACAGCAACGCCAAGCGGAGCAAGTGCAAGCATCGGAACACAGCACTACAACCAGCAGAGCGCACAAGCGGCGGCAGTGTCAGCGATGTATGAATACGGCAATAACACGGCAGAGCTAGCAAACAGATACCTCGAACTAGCAAAAAAAAGCACAAGCGCAAAGCAATACCATTCTGCAAAGAGCTTTAATGAAGCAGCAAGCAGTTTAGCACAATCAAGCGCAAAACAGGTAAGTAATTACAACTATGCGGCAAACAACTTGCTCGACGAGCTGGGAGACGCAGGAGACAAGCTAAGAGACGCAGGAGACAAAGCAGCCGAATCAGCAAAAGGCGCAGGCAGAAAAGCAGCATCGGCCTTTAAAGACAGTTGGGAAAAAGGCGGAAAAAACATCACACCATATCCGTCAATCAATCCTAATCAGATAATGGGCGCGTATAGAGGAGATTAAGTTTTCAACAGTTTCAACAGTTTCAACAGGTTTTCAACAAAGAAAACACAAAAAAAATTGGCCGTAAACGAACTTTCAACAGTTTCAACAAATTTTCAACAAAACTTTCAACAAAAAAGAAGGTGATAAATATGCGTATCAACGCTAAAAATTAGACATTTCAACAGTTTAAACAGGCCCTACTTCTACTACTACAACAAGTAATATATAGAACAAATCAAAATAAAAGCCCTTCCGCACAAAGTTAAGGTTTCCCAGCACAGGGACACCAAAGAGAAGAGCATAAAGAATAAAAGTATGCAGAGTAGAACGGGGGCCGTCAAACTACCGTTGACGGCCCCTTTGCGACAGCGTCCCCTAGCGCGGGGACTGTCGCATCGATAGATACTAATGTATTGCGCGCACGCGCGCGAAACGCGCACGCGCACGCAATTTAAATCAAAAACGAAAGAGAGGTGTCAACTGGCGCAAGATAGACAAGTAAGCTTGCGCCAAACCTATGCCATGTACAAATCCGAATGTTTTCCAGATGAACACGAAAAAACCAACCATGTGGGGAAGCCTAAACTACCTAAAGAAACAGAACCTAGAACAAACCATCATGGACGGCGTAAAAAAAGGAAACCTCGCATTATTGCCATGCGGAAAATGTGAATACTGCCGAAAACAGATAGCAGACCAATGGGCAACGAGAATAGAACTAGAGGCACAAAAATGGAAAGATGTGATTTTCGTTACAATGACCTACGACGAAGAACACATACCATACGGCGAGATTGTAAAAGGCTATCAAAGCATCCAATCACAAACAGTAAGCAAAAGAGACGTACAACTATTTTTAAAACGTCTCAGAAAAGCATACAAAAAGCCGATAAAATACTTCATAGCAGGAGAGTACGGAGACAGAACAAAAAGACCACACTACCACGGTATTTTTTTTGGACTAAAACCAGAGGATGGAGTATGGTACAAAAACCAGAAAGGCAACGCATACTTTAAAAGCGAATGGCTCACAAACCTATGGGGAAAAGGCTTTGTAGACTTTTCACCAGCGGCACCGGGTTCATATGCATACGTGGCACAGTACGTCAATAAAAAAGCAATCGGCGCAGAGCAGAGCGCAAAATACTGGATGCAAGGCCGTGAACCAGAGTTTAGAATCATGTCAAAAGGCATCGGGGAAGAGTACCTAAAAGAGCACATGAACGAGATACTAGAAACCGACAACATCACATGTGCAGGAGGACGGCAGAAAAGACCGCCAAGATACTTTGATAAGCTTCTTGATAAGGATACCAACAAAGACACTGAAAGCTATTTTAAGGCACATTCTGACGAGCTGAGAGCGGTAAGAGCCAAAAGACGAAGAAACGCAGTGCTTAGCCTTGTAAACTTAGAGCAAAACACCAGTGTTCCATACTCAAAATACCTAGAGATACAAAAAGAAAAAGACAAGCAAAAACAAAAGTGGAGAGAGCCAAAAGAAACCTTATAACCAATAAAACAGAACGCCTGCAGCGGGCAAGTGTGCGCAACGTCAAAATTTTTCAACGAAAAACCTTGACTTTTGCACACACTGACAATATAATAAAACCAGAACGCAAAAAGGAGGTAACACAATGGCACATAGAAGCGGCGCAGGACGTGGAGACCAGCGGAAATTTACGCAGACCGCAAAGCGGACGAAAAACATCAACGTCCGACCGAAGGTCAGCCGGGGCGGCATCCGGCTGTAACATTCAAAATAGAACAATGAAAGGAGGTGAACAAATGGACTTTAATGAAAGCATGAACATTTTTCTGAAAATCCTCGCAATGCTGGATAAGATTTACCACGCAATTGTGAAGGAAGAGGAAGAGACTGAAGAGGAGGAGTAAGATGTCACGTGAAGAATACAGCTTATTTAATCAGAGCACCCACCAAATAAGTGAACACTTCAAAGTTAGAGAATTTGCACAAAAAGACTTCCAATGCGACAAGGTAATTGTAGACACGGAACTTATAAACGTTTTGGAAGATATACGCGCACATTTCAACAAACCTGTGATTGTAACCTCTGGATACCGGACACCGGAATACAATGCAAAAATCGGCGGTGTAAAAAACTCACAACACACAAAGGGAACAGCGGCTGATATCAAAGTATCTGAAGTTCCGGCAAGATGGATACAAAAGTATCTAAAAGACAAATATCCGAATAAATACGGCATCGGAAGTTATTTAACTTTCACACACATCGACATAAGAGCTAAAAAAGCACGTTGGAGGGGCTAAAAAATGACACTGAAATTCTACAGTTTTCATGATGCAATCACGAATGGATACAGCAGTCCTTTCTTACAGCAAAACAGGGCGCAGGCAATCCGCACAGCAAAGTGGAAGGCAAACGAATCAAAACTGCAGGAAATCGAGGACATCAGCCTGATGGAGCTGGGCGACTTCAACACCGAAACCGGCGAAATGTTCGGAGCGAAACCGAACCAGCTGTGCAAGCTGGTAGACCTTAAGGAGACATACAATGTTAAATCCTAACATTCTGGTACGGTACTACGGAGTACCAACCGAAAGAGTGACAAGCAAAACCGGCAGCGAAACCGCACCAACGTGGAAAGCGGTAAAGCGACCGAACGGAACAACGGACTACATCCGACAACCGGACGAAAATGTATACGAAAAAATTCAGAAAGCGGGCGAGGGATACGACCTTGCAAGCGCAATCGCGAGACTGGAAGCCGGAGATTTTTCCATCAAAGCAAAGAGCACAATCTACACCGAGGGCACACCACTGGAAAACCTGCCTAAGGACATCGTAAACATGCACGAAACGGCACAGAAGGCAGCGGAAACGCTGGAAGAGCTGAAACAGACACAGCAGACCGAACAGCCGAAGCCGGAAGAAAAAAAGAAAGAGGTGAAGCAGAACGAACCGGAACAGTGAAAGCCATTTCGCGCAAGTGCCGCGAATGGAAAGACCGCGGTCAAAATTTGATCGCGGTCATCAGCTCCTGACGACCATCAACGAGGGCGAACTGGTACCAATCTATATGGATGAAGTACTACCGGGTGACACGGCACGGGTACAGCTTAACGGGCTTATCAGAATGAGCACTCCTATCTATCCTATCATGGATAACTGTTACATGGACACATATTTCTTCTTTGTGCCTGCAAGACTTTTGTGGGAACACTTTGAAAATATGTTCGGTGAAAACGACACCAACTATTGGGCAGAAGATACGGAGTATTCCACTCCAAAATGCACCATCGGCGGCACAAGCGGCCTTGCAAATGGTTCCATCGGTGACTATTTCGGACTGCCGACACAGGTAAATAACGCGCTGGAAGTAAACGCATTGCCTGCACGAGCATACTGCAAAATCTACAACGAGTGGTTCCGAGATGAAAATCTTGAAGCGCCGCTTATGTTGGGATACAAAAAGACGGATGACGGCGGCACAAATGCAGACGCAAGCAAAGTAACCGAAAATGCAAACGCACTCGAACAGACGACCAACACCAACGAAGCAATGTTGTATGCAATGAAACCGGCAAGGGCGGGCAAGTTCCACGATTATTTTACATCTTGTCTTCCTTCACCGTTGAAAAATGCAGAACCGGTAACGCTGCCAATGACAGGAGCAGCAGGAGTATATGCATACTCAGACAGAGAGCTAAAAAATAAAACAGAAGCAACCATAAACAGCTTTACAAACCAAACGGACTTCGCAGGAACAACGAATCAAAGGCTTTACGACACAATCCTGTGGGCAAATGAGCCAGAACAATTATACGTAGGAAACGGAACAGCAAAAGAACAAATGTGGTTGGGCGCAGACCTGAGCAAAGTAACCTCAACAACGATCAACGACTTGCGACAGGCCATAGCGCTGCAGCACATCTTCGAGAGCGATGCCAGAAACGGCACGAGGTACAGAGAATTCCTTTCCGGGACGTGGGGCGTAACAAGTCCGGACAGCCGTCTGCAAATTCCTGAATACATCGGCGGGCAACGCATTGCAATCAATGTGAATCAGGTGGTGCAGACCAGCCAGACGGACACGACGACCGGACAGGCACTGGGCAACACGGCGGCATACAGCCTAACGACTTGTTCAAAGCAGATGGCAGACTATGCAGCTACGGAGTACGGCTATATCATCGGGCTGGCGGTGGTACGAGTAGAACACAGTTACCAACAGGGTCTTGGAACCAAATGGACGCGCGGCGGTCGATTCACGTACTACGACCCGAGATTAGCAGCACTAGGAGAACAGCCAGTATACAACAGAGAAATCTACGCAGACGGAAGCGAAAAAGATAGCCAGATTTTTGGCTATCAGGAGGCTTGGGCGGATTACCGATACAAGCCTTCCTACGTAACCGGAGAAATGAGGTCAAACTATCAGACGTCTTTGGATGCATGGCACTATGCAGACGACTATGACAAGCTGCCGACACTATCGGCAGAGTGGATTCAGGAAGGACGTGAAAACATCGATAGAACTATTGCGGTAACGTCCGCAGTAAGTCACCAATTCTTATGTGATTTCTGGTTCAACGAAACGTGGTACCGGGAAATGCCAATCTACAGTATCCCGGGCATCGAAAGAATTTAAAAAATGTACAAAACACACAAAAAAGAAAGCTGAAACAACAAAAAAAAT